CATGCATTGGATGGTCAAGTATCCACCTGTCGTTTAGCCCGGATACATCCAAATCAAATTATCACTTCACAGGAGACAGTGCTTCCATGTTCCCCTTCCTCACGAGTTCTAACTAACCTAATAATTTTTGAAAAAATAAATTGAGTAGCGGATCGAGTCATGCTTCCAGTTATCATTGCACCAATAAATAAAATAGTTAAACCTTGATAGTCAAGGGACCCATCCAACCTTCTTTCTCTAAAAGTCTCCTCACCATACGGAGCAACTTCAAAATGATAAGAAATTTTAGAACTAGAAACATCATCACTATAAATTCCATTTAATTCATTCTTAACCCTTATCAAAGTCTTAAGGCACCAATAATACCAATCCTGTCTACTCTCCTGCCTCCTTTTTTCTCTTAAGTGTAATTGAACATTTTCATCAAGACGTTCAAATAACTCCAGTCCTAAATCACTCATTAAACGAGCAGTTCTACACCTCTGCCAAATTACGATAGCATCAGAGAACGTACTTCGCCGAATAGCATGACTGATAGCCTCCCGTAAATCCGAAATTGAATATGCTTCACCGTACACACCTCCAACTTTTTCATTCCATGAGTGAGCACCAAATAAAATATAAGCTCTTCCACGTGGTAAACTTGAATGAAGTTTAAGTCTCACGGCTAACCATAAAACAGCTTGTTTCAAACTCTTAAACATACAAATAAAAGATCTGTTCCATCCAACAAAACCTCTTAAAACACCCGCCTGGTAAGCTGCTTCTACTGATGCCCCCTCCCTGTAGTTTACATCTTCTATATTTAATACAAACAGCTCACCAGGCCAACACCGTCAACAGCATCCTCTAGCTAGTTTTTTATCATCTACTGAAATTCCATCCAGTAATCCAATAAGTTCATTATAAGATAATTCCATACTCTTAATCTTCGTGTCAGACACAGAAAATCCAGTTTCTAATGGACCAAACCTAATTTTTGTTTCCCAAATTTCACCAAATTGAATTGTTTTTGAAGTACATTTTGAATCACATTCACAGGTTACTCCGTAACTAAGAGCAAGAGCATTCAATTGTTTAACAATGTCAGATGGCTTTTCGGGGGGATCACGAGGTACACTTTTTTGCATAAACGCATATAGAGCATCATCATACGGTCTTCCAAACATAGGAGAAGCTCTTGTTACTAAATTATATCCATTTAAGAAAGGTACCACATCATAATTTTCACCTTTAGTCCAGTCTAACTCAGAACCAGATGAGAAGTATACTAAATATCGGAGTGAACACTTTCTTTCATAAGGAATATAAGCCATTTTACCCTTTGGAATACAGCCATCATACAGTTTTTTGCAATCCATTCTTATTACAACTGGTCCTATCACATTGTTTTTAATCCAAGTCCAAGCTTCATCTGCACTGACACTCTTTTTCAAACTAGTATCAATAAAGCAAGCAGGTTCATGAATATAAAGTACAATCTTATCTTTATTCTCTTTTGCATAATATGCCTTTTGGAAGTCATTCCATATAATATCTGAAGTTGGTCTAATTGGGTTATTTGGATCATCATACATATAAGTGTAAACATTGGTTCCAAGGAAAGCATAATTACTATTCGACTTGAAAACTATATCAGCATGTGAGACTGTCTCAGAATGAAAATCACCAATCCATAGCAACTTACTATCATAACCAAAATATTTCTGTATTGATCTTAATATCATTATATCTCTCTTTGAAGGGTCATAAGCTTTTTGCGACATTGTGACTGACATATTACCATATTCTTTTATATAAAAATCTCTTGAAAGGTCAATTGATTGCATGTATCCGAACATATTGGCGTT